CAGTAAATAACTCGATAAAACGTTCCCTAAACGATAAAAAAAAACAACCGCACCTAGAGCTACGTTCACTGGAGCATCTTCCATTACCTCAGAGTACTTATCAGAACCTTCATATTCCTCTATCAAATACAAATCCCCTTTCTGGAATGTTATAGGTCTGTATAGAACAGCCATAGCTTTATGTATCTGCTGCCAGTCACCTATATAATTATCTAAGTCTACAAACTCCCCTAAAGTAATGTCATCTAACTTAGGTATAAACCCAAACTTAACTGTATTACCGCTAGGGTCTGTCATTGTAAAGTCTCTCTGTAGAGGTGTATCCTCTTTAAATATATCTACAATATGATTTATGATGAATGAAAACTCTGCCAGAGGTAATTTATAAGCCTCCTTCATAGTAACCCCACAGAATATCTCTAACACCTTCAGATTGATAAATTCATTATCTTCAATCTCTTCATTACCTTCCATAACCTTAAGGTATTTCTGGTAATGTTTAAGTGGTATAGCGGACAGTTCTTTCGGTACTTCTAAAGTAAACTTTTGACTCATACTTATATAACCCACAAACAATGTTTCTGTACTACAATGCAAAATAAAACAGTTTGTAAAAAGTCAGTTATATATCTAGATAATCCTATAGGGGCTCCTACAGAGACCCCTAGACCTTTAACAAGACTAGATTATCATAAAACCTTTAGTCAGATTAAGGGTAAATACATTCTTTTCTCAAATAGCTTGTCAGTTTAAATGTTTTTATTATCTTTGAATAATGTTAATGTTATATTTGTTAAGTTTTTGTTTATTACTCACGTGAAAACCCTCTGATTTGATTTACTCTTCAGGGGGTTTTTCTATACCCCTTGATTTTTTAAATCCTGATAACTCACCCCTACCAACCTTCATTTTACGTTGATTTTCTAAATCCTCATAACTCACCCCAGGATGAATCCATTTTACGTCAATAGAGCCGTTTTAAGGGACTATCTATGTTTAAGTGATACTTAACTATGTTTAAAGGGGAGAAAGTGGCTGTAAGGGGCTGAAAAAGAGGCAGGGCGGTATACCCAAAAAATAATTTACTTTCATTTTCAATACATTAATAAAATATAGATACAAAAAAACCGCCTAAAATATTTAACTATTTAAAGGCGGTCAAACAAAAATTAACTAACTAAACTAATCAGGGGCAAAATTTTCAAACAACAAATTATGGTAGGCTTTTTCGCTTATCCTTTTATTTATTTGTGTTGTCTCATCAATTATAAAATATTTATGGTTTATTTCGTACGTATAAAAGTCTCTATTAATTTTATTTATTTCTTTTATATTACTCATCATCCTTTTCTTTATATTCATTGTAAGAGGTTGCAAAGGCTGTAAGGCAAAATAAAGGATATTCACATAAGGGGTCAACTTCTACCTCTCCAGTTTCTATTATATTGTCGATAATTTCTTTTAGGTGCTCGCTGTAATTTTCTTTTAATGTATCTTTGTAAAATTCATAAAACTTATGAAATTCATAACTTACCTCCCAAACTTTTTCAGGGTCAATATTAAATTCTTTTTCTAAACCTTCATTTAATAAGGCTTTTGTTAAGTTGTTATTTTTCATAATTATATTTTTAATATGTGTTAATTGTCCCAACATATGGAAACATTTGTTTATCGTGAATTATTTCTTTTTCTTTTTCTCTTTTGTTTCTAATGTAATTAATGTACTCTTTATTTATTATAATATCCATTGTGTATTGTTTTTAATTAGTGGAATATTAAACCAACTTTATTTGTATTGTTGTACCATTTAGTACTAAACAAATCTATTTTAGAAGCGTTTTTATAGCCTAATTTATTAAGGCTTTCAATACTATCAAAAATCTTTGTATGACGGTCTTTTCGTTCGTTTATTAGATTAACTTGTTTACCACTATCTGAGAAAATAAAATCAAAGTTTTCGGGTATTGTCTTCAAGTCTTTAATAAATTTAATTGAATTAGTATAAGAGTAAAATTTTACATCTGGGTTATGCTTCGCAATGGTTAACCATTTATTTAAATATTCAGGTGAGTAATAGTCGCCCGAATCGTGTACCCTTATAAAATCAGGTTTCTTTTTTAGTATTTCCTTATTCATCAACTCAACAAAATTTGTTTGTTTGGTTAGTTGGTATTTTTTCTCCATTCCGTTACGTACACTTGGAAACCGTTTATAATTACCTTTTTGAGCATAGCAAAACTTTATACATTTATCCGCAAAAGGGCACGTTATTTTACCCGTTTCACTTTTATAAGCGGGGATACTGAAATTAAATACCTTAACGCCTAAAGCGGTTGAGGTGTCTTTTATCTTTGTGTTTTGAGTTAATAAATTCATCATAAATATTTTTTAATTTGGTGTAAAACTTCCTGGAATTGTTCTTCGTTTTCTGTTGCTTCATCAATATGGTCATAAATTGAGTCCACAATATTTGAAGCGATAATTTTGGATATTTCTTTATTTTTCATTTCAATATAGTTTTATTTAATTCTTTAATATTGTCAATACTTTCGTTAATTAAAATATCATTAATAAAGTATTTTTTTTGTTTTATAGTTACACTGATTAAAGTAGACAAATTTATAAAACGATATTGTTTTTTCTGTAGGTCGAAAACTGGTAGTAAGTTTTTTGCGGTAGGGTTGAAGCTTAACCCTTTACCGGTAACATATTTTTTTACATTAGTACGGCAATTTATAATACGCCTGGTGTTATCTTTCTTGATAAATTCAGCGGTAAAGATTTTTCCGCTTTGCATTTCTCTGATTAATTCTTGAGTTTTCATATTATTAGTTTTTATAAGTTGATTAAAATAGCTCGTAAAATTTGCCCTATTATATATAAAAGGAATAATGAGCAAAAAATTGTAGTAAAATAGTTCAATAGTTTTAAAAGTTTCATATTGTTAGTTTTTAATGTTATTCAAATATACAATTTTTTTATTAATTAACAAATTTGTTAATAATTATTTTAACTGTATATAATTAAGGAGCGCACGTGAATAATGAAAACTTTTTTATTGTGCAAGTGTAAACAAACTTTTTTTCTCTGTTTTATATAAGTTTTTTTGTGTAAACATTAAAACACAATGAGACGCATTTTAAGAGCTTCTAAGAGACTTTCAACAACTTTGTGTACCCAGGTACCAGGAATGAGCCTGGAGGGCTTAGAGGCGATTTTGCAAAATGCAACCAAACCCACTGCGTTTAAGAACCTACTGCGTTTAAGAAGATGGGTTAACCTACTGCGTTCAAGAGGATTATTTTCTAAATTATAACCTACTGCGTTTAAGAGAATGGAAAACGGAAATAACCCACTGCGTTTAAGAATTACCTAATAACATAACTCCCTTTGTTTGCATTAGCAAGAAAGTATTGAGCCGCATAACGTAAGCTGTCCATATGGTGATTCCAGTTATCTATTGGTCTTTCATTCCTACTATGCCATACATAGTTATTGAGTTCCTTTATAAGTTCCAAGGAATCAGGGTCAACAACTAAATCATAATCCTGAATCAAAGCAATACCACTCAGGATACTACCTTGTTTCTTTACAGCAGGTTTTACATTACAATATAATTTAAGTTCTTGAAGTAACCTACCTTCTGAACTATCACAAATGATTATATCTTCTTTGGCATATCTTCTATTAAGTTCACCTATTTCTTTTGTAACTAACCCAACTTTGCAATACATTGTCTTTAGCCACATAATCTTCCTATCCTTATCTATAGCTACTTTTAAGAGTACTGTAGGGTCTACAGAGAACCCAAAATCTTGACCATACACATAAGGTGCATATTCATTGAATGGACCAATACTCCATCTTGTAAAAACAACACCTTCTGCCTTATCTAACCAACCACCAAGTATCTGGTGATTATATTTATCTGGTCTATTGTTACGGATATACTCCACTTGGTCAATAAAAGAATCAGACAAGTGGTCTTCATTATCTTTATATGTAGTATGAATGTAAGTTACATTATCCTTATAACCGCTCCAACCTCCATTGACAGCCTTAGCAGCAAAGAATCTTTGATATATCCAATGCTCTTTAGTTGTAGGGTTAAGTATGAGTATAACCCTGTTCTGATTACTTTTTGACCTTACAGACTGGTCTATCTTGTCAAATGTATCTTCATCAACTAACTCTTCTGCTTCATCTAATACAAATGTTGTAATACCTTGTAGGGATTTAAGAGCTGCTGTTTGATTACCTGCTGATGTCTTGATACCTTTAAAGATAATAGAGCTCCCTGTGTACGTATTTAGTATCTCATCTTTAGTTATCCTAAAGTATTCAGAGATACCATACAATTCTATCTTCTCTATAAACTCTGGTATAATAGATGTTGAAGCTGAAGACATAGTGTACCTAGTGAACAGTACTTTATGACCTTGTTCTAGTGTTAAGAGTGCTAAGAATGCACCTACAGAGAATGACTTACCACTACCTCGACCACCAGTAACAATAAAGTACCTACTATCTTTACTTAGACCTGTATATTTAGGGTGTAACTTTGGTAAATTCATTTCTTTTATCTTTCATAAAGTTAGGTTTATACTTGCCGTCTGGCATATATCTATAACCTAATATAGGATTGATTCC